CATTAGGATTGGTTGTTGCCTGACGGCTCTGGTTGTGCCCCAGAAGTCCACGATCTCCCCTAAAACATATACAGGACGCCGCAAGTCGCATGTTTTATATTGATCTGACTAACTCACACCTGTCTGTGAGAACCCTTGGTATAACACACCACCTTTCTAAACAATTTAGTGGATGATTTCTAGCCTGTAAGCCGAGATTCAAGCGCAGTGGAGTCTCCCCGGGTGCCACCCGTTGTCACTGTACGACGGTAATACCAGCGTTACGCCTTTTAGAATCTTGATTTTAACGTGTTTTCTCACGCCTTTAGAATATGGGCTGGGTCCCTTGTTTTTGGATTTTCTTTTATTTTATATATATTTACTCTCCTCAAAACAGTCCTCAGTTAATTTGATACTGCCAGACATCTGTAGAGAATGAAGTTCCTGATCCTCCAGTGAGCATAGCTCCTGAAAAGGTTACACTTGTTGCTGTTGCCTGCACTGCATATGTTAGAAATGCTGAAAGGGTCCCAACCAAATTAGAGTATTGGTAATAGGACAAACTAGTAATTGGACCTAGTATGACAGCGTTTGTTGCACCTGTAATTGTTGGTGCATTATATGTGAATGTACTTAATGTTGTTGCAGTTTGTGTCATATATATTATGTATATAACACCAGGTTGTGTATTTGGAATTGTGAATGATGTGGAACTATTTACAATGATTGGTGGTTGTCCTACAAGAGACTGTACTGTAGCATATGGTGTATTGTTGGTTGTTGAAAATGATTTGAGATTGGCTTGTCCAGGTACAAAGTTTGCATCCTTTGTAACCCTAAATTTCACTATATAATGAACGTAAAGCTCCCCTATCACCTGATTGCTTGGATTTTGTGAACCCTGTGTTGCTATATTGATAACACCATATTCATACGTTTTACGATCTGCTCCTGCAGGTGTGTTTCCGACATAGAGACGACTAGTCATTCCAGGTCTTGTTCTAGGGTCACACTCGACTCCTAAGATAAAGTTCTCTGAAAATCTACAATCCACAGTGTTGTCGTATTGGAGAAATTGTTGTTTTGATGTGAATGCTGTATCGTAGCTGTCATAGGTAACTGTTCCCATGACAGTACCGATAGCAGTATTAGTTGAAGATACTGACTCTCCACTAGTACTAACAAATCGCACTAGCATCCCAGATATCTCATAAGTTTCGAAATTAGGTGCTAGCTGTGATAACCATGGAAAAGTGGTTGGGTTAGCTGGATTAATCACATATTGTGTATTATTAAATGCTCCTCCGCCGACTGATACAACATCCCCAATGTACTCTGAGTGTTCGAATATAAAGGTTCCTCTGTCGTTTCCCATGCGTATTGCTTTGTTGTCTCTTTGATTGATTAAGGCATTAGTATGTGTATAACACCCATCATTGCAAGTGTAATCACCTGAACCCATGAACCTGGTGAACAAGCTTGTGCCAAGCTTTTGCAGCTTGTCACCGATTTGTGCACCGATGCTCATTGGTTGCTCCCTAATGATTACCTTCTCTACTACTTTTGGCTTTGATTTATTTTGTTGTTTAATTTTACGTTTGTTTGGCATTGTATTGGATACCAGATGCTCCCCTGGGACTGTTCATCTTACCACCCTATTTATTGATTAGGCTGCGCCGTGCAGTCTCTTGACATTTTGTTTAGTACTAAAATAAAGTTTTGGGCAATTTAAGTGGTAAGACCCAATGCTGGCTCACAGCTTACATGTTGGTCATGGCCCTCTGTTCACAGATTACACGTTGGTCGTGACCCTCCCTCCCTCCAGTGTCGTGTTTGGTCATATTGATTGTTTTTAAAATGCGCCCGCATGCCAGGGGTCTTTTCTTTTGGGATTTTCTTTGGTTTTTGCAGTTCCCACCTGCTTGGCATACAATGCTACTAAGCTTGTACTTGTAATTAGACTTAAACACTACACATTCCCTGTGGTATAATGGTTTCAAAAGAAGTATTTATGCTCCCCTCGAGTGGAATTTATCATTGGGTCATTCTGATACTTAACAATGAGTTTGGAATAGTACTCTTCCATTTCTGCCTGCACATCAGGCATGATACCAAAAGCTATGGCAAAACTTGCCCTTGCTGCTTCTGATACGGGTTTGTACTTTTGGCTCATCCCACGACGTTGCCAGTAAAACCCATCTCTCTCTGTTAAGATGTCTTTGAATTTCTTGTTAGTAGGATTGTTTATTATTGAATTATTGATCATAGATTGGTAATAGTCTTGTAAAACTGGAAGTCCCCCTGTCAAGCTGAGTCCTCCTTCGCCAACACTATGTAAAAAGTTTGCCATCTCCATTTGTGACTGAAACGGCTTAATACTAATAGCGTCTTTTGTAAGACTATGATGCGGGTTTCGAACCATGCGATATCTCTCTCCATCAAACACTGGTTGTGTCTGACAAAAGGATATCTGTTCTATCTGGTACACTGGTTCTTCTATTTCCATTATAAACCCAAGTTCATAAAAGTAATTGTACATATTATCCTGTACAAGGCTGAGTAGTTCTTGCTCAACTATTATAAACACATCATCGCCGTTATCTGCTACAGCAAACTTATCAATTTTCAAGTGATGTTTGAGAAAACAATACATCATTACAGTCATCAGTACGCAGTTGCCTAACCCTGTGTTCATATCGCCGGAACACCTGGAAGGGCCTAATTTGTATTTTAGTTTACCATCTCTACAAAAACCTCGCCCGACATTTTCTAGCTGCTTTGATAATAGTTCCATTAAGATTTCACGATCCTTCTTTCTCTTAAAACACCATGCATATATTTGGTGTTCTAACTTACTAATGATAGCTCCAACCGACTGATCAAATCGCTTTGCATCAGCTGAAATAACTACCGGGTTGTGAAATCTCCTAAACTTATTAACAATATGTGTGGCTTGGTCAATACAATTTAGTCCCTTGAGTATTGTTTTCTCCCCTAAAATTCCTTTACTTCCTCTCCTAACCATGGCATCAACAGCTAGGTATATATCATGTTCTACCTTTCGGGTGTATATACCTAGACTCGCGTGATAACGTGGTGACCGGGTCTGGATCACTCGCATTATCATCTTGCTGGGGTCCTCCTTTAGTGCCAGCTTTTCTACTTTTCCAAAAGCTTGGAGTTCCCAATCCTTCTTCTGCAGAGGGAATTGTTTCAATGAGTCTATAGCTTCCTGATAAACCTGTCGCTTCCGGCCCGTATATCCAAGTATAAAATCTTCATACGACATTGGGGCGGTGCTAGGCAACAAGTCTCTCAGTTCCTTATCAACAATGGTGATTATCTTGTTGACACTTACTTCATCTGCTTCGTGTGGTCTTTGCCAGACCCCATCCAAGCATCTGTAAAATAGACGTTCATTTACTGCTCTTGCAAGATTGCTTATGTTGGTGTTAAAGACAACGAACTCCTGTGGAGCGCAGTAGTTGTCAATAATGGAATACTGCTTCACTCTACCTGTACCCTCGCAATGCTTCAGCACAATTGAGGTGGATGAGGGTACGAGCGGCTCGCTCGAATCCACCCCTGTGCATTGACGCGGGCCCCCCTATGCGTCACCCGGTTTGGGTGACTCATAGGTGAATCCGGCCTTCAACATCCAATGCATTATAAAATTCTGGAATACATTGGTTCGGTTATCAAATTGATAACGCTTAAGCATTGCTTCTTCAGTTACTTCTACTCTTCTTTGCATAATCTCATAGTCATTTGGTATAAAAAACAGTGTTACTACATATCCTGCAATTATATGAAAATCCTTTTCACGAATGTCCCTATATTTATCTTTCCTTCTCTTGAACCACTGGTTTAAATAGTTTCTAACAATTTGTCTATTTGCTGGCCTATCAGTCAAATATCCATACTCTGCTTTTGCCTTATCATACAAGGCCATAGCTATCTTTTCTCTATTTACTCCAAGTGGTGCATCAACACCGTCTTGATTTGTATAGGTCCTCCTCTTGGGCTTTCTTCTAATTTTCCTCACTGTTTCACCGTTATCAGATTCAACTTCTATCGGCTTCTCAAGCTCGTCTTTTGTGTGTTGTGGGATTATTGGGGCATGAGTATCAAAATTGTCATCTAACAATTCATCAACAGTACGTGGATCACCGTTTACTACATGTTGATCCCTAATGTCCAGTATCTCCACAAGCTTTGCTCTCTCAAAGTTGTATCTTTCTAACAGTGTTTGACTACCGATTTGTACAAACATCTTCACGAATTTAAGCACTTGGCTGAGTGCATGTGTCACAATCATTATGTATATGTTTAATAATTGGCGTATATATG